TCTATCGGCAGGATGTTACGCTGTCTTAGGTACATGTATCACAGGCGGAGGAGGTTCAGGAACAGTCAATTCAGGAAACTTCGGCCAGCTTGCTTACTATTCGGTAAATGGTACGACGGTCTCTGGCACGACTACGCCGCTTTCCGTTATAAGCGGGGGTACGGGAACGACCACCTATGCAACCACAACCAACGTCGTTGCCAATTACGCCATCACCGCGTGGGGCGACAGCATGACCTATGGCGTTGGAAGCGGTCTCACGGGAGGATCGGTCACATCCTTCATCGAGATGCTCCCGCAGTACCTATCGTGGCCGTCCGCATCGTCTAGCGTCCTGCGAACGTCAGCATTCGGTTATCCGGGATATATCACATCTCAAATCGCGGCGGAGTTCTTCCAGCACCCCGAGCGTTGGAATGATTATCAGGTCTTCTGGGAGGGTAGGAACGACGATACCGCCAATTCGACCTCGACAGTCCCCGCAGCAATCCAAGCGCAGGTAGCCGCGCTTCCGAATCCGAAGCACTATGTCGTCATGTCCGTGACCACGACTGGAAGCGAGGTCTCGACTTCGACCGGATACGCCTCAGTCATCGCCATGAACAACAAGCTCGCTGCCGACTTCCCCGGACACTATCTCGACATCCGTGAGGAACTCATCACTGCCCAGTGCGCCCTCAACATCCCCGGCGACAACGTGGGATGCGTCGGCGATACGCTGCCGCCTTCCATCCTCCTTTCGACCGACCATCTACACCTCAACCGAGCAGGCTACACGCTTGAAGCACAACTCCTTGCCGCGTATCTGAACGCGCAAGGTGCGCCTGTCACATCGGACGCTCCAATCACCCAGCAGAATATCGGTAATATCATATCGGCCATCGTCCCGATAGAGGGTTCTTCCAGCATGAAAGATTTGAATATCGGGGCAAGCGGAGGCACAGGCACTTCTTCGACCGGCGTTGACAATCTGAATGTGGGTTACGAGACGGGGAAATACGTCACGACCGCACGCGACAACGCGAACATCGGCAATTATTGCGACCAGTACAATTCGACTGGATTTCAAAACACCTGCGTAGGGAGCGGTGCTCTTTGGAACAACTCAACTGGCGCGAATGAAACTGCTCTAGGTTACCAGGCTCTCTATAACGAGGATGCACAGAATGGGAATACGGCAGTGGGCGGAGTCGCAGGATATGGAATCTCGAACGGCTCTTTCGACACGCTTCTCGGCTGGCAGGCTGGCGTCAATATGACGAGTGGCAGCAATGATACCGTCATCGGCGATCAGGCGGGAGGCACGATAACGGCAGAAGGGGACGATGGCATCTTCGGCCAAGGTGCCGACATACTCGCGCCCGGGGTTAACAACGCCATGGCTTTCGGATTCGGAGCAAAAGTGGGATGCAATGACTGCACCAACTTCGGAGGCAGTAACCAATTCTTCGGCATTGCCACGACCACTCCGTACACCGCCCTCTCCGTGGTAGGGGCTTCGGGCGTCGTAGCGAATAAGTACACAGCTACAGGCACAGTTGCTTCCACGCTTCCGTATGCTTCTACGACGGCCATAACGACATCAGGTACGGCCTCGACCACGAACGAGGTAGTCTCGTCTCTCGCTTCGTCGGGAAGCCCGTGCGTGGATGTGAACACGATCGGCCTAATGGCAACAACCACCTGTGGGAGCGGTTCTTCCAATCCCACCACCCAAGGATGGCTTGGGGTCAACAATTCAGGCACGACGATTTCCTCCACATCTCCCACATTCAACTATTTCACAAGCACTAGCACGTCTGCCACTTCCACCATTGACGGCAGCGTCGCATTGGCAACGGCGGCGGGAAAAGGATTGGTCGGCATCGGCACAGCGACCCCTGACGCGCTCCTCGGCATAGTGGGAAATTCATACGGCCGCATCATGCAACTCGGCAATAGCACCAATCCCAACGCCGGGTATTTCGGAACCTTCAATCATGGAACCTATTTTAGTGGTGGTGAATTCCTGACTTCTGCTGGCGGATGGATTTCGACTGATACAGGAGGCGGCATGGTATTGGGAATGAACGACGACTGCTGGGGAGACCAGAACGGAGGAGTTACGCGCGGAGACATTATCATGCAGATCACCCCGAGCTCACAGACTGTAGGTGCCTCCACGGCTGGACAGACCACAGTGATGTATGCAAACGCCGCCCACAGCTTCTACTTCGGCGGCAACAGCTTCGGATTGGTTGGCACGTGTTCACCGACGAATGCCGCACTCGCCGCCACCAAGGATAATCGAGTCGGCGTGAATATGAGAAATAACGGAAGCAATCCCACAACCCCTGGAGCTATGCTCGAAATCGACGCTTCATCTACCCAGAATATTCCGAATCTGCTCGTAGCTTCCAGCACCGTGTTCCAGGGAACCCCCTACACCGAGCTGACTGTCACGAACAACGGAAATTTGGGAGTGGGAACATCGAATGCCACAGCTGAACTTACCGTGGTGGGAACTTCTAGCCCTAATGTGCTTTCCATATCGAACGCTACCTCTAACCTCATGGTGGTGGGAATCGGGGGACTCGTGGGAATGGGCACAAGTACTCCTACAGCTGAACTCGTCACCGTGGCCGCGTCCTCGACTGTGGCATCCAACGCATACCAAGGGCTTGTGTCCATTATCGCGGGGCTTGAAAATGGGGTGGTCAAACTGTTCCAAGAGATAGATCAGTGGGGTCATCTCATAGTCTCGGGTGACGCACCGACACTTACTTCTTGTTCCGGCGGTTCAGTCAATTCCGCCAGTAACGATAGGACAGGCGCAATAACCTTCGGTACTGGACTCACGAGCTGCGGCGTGCTGTTCGCCCATCCATATCCGACCGGAACGACTGTGCACGTCTTTGTGAATGAGGACAGTGGGACTATCCTATCCTCCGATGCCCAGTCAATCTCAACGACCGGATTCACCATAACGGCCGCCACGATTGCCACCGGGGACGTGTTCAGCTATAGCGTCGTCGCTACGCAATAATATGGAAGTCAAAGAACACACTGAAATAATGGTTCAGCTGGGGATTCAGAAGGAGCTTCTGGTCGGCATCAATGTCCATCTTGCGACCCTCAATAGCAAGGTAGCGACCCAGGAAGCTAGGATAGGAAAGATCGAGATGATAGGTGCTTTCCACGACGGAGAGAAGAAGGGAAGCAAGACTGTCATTATAGCCGTGTGGTCAGTGATATCAGCATTACTAACGATTGGTGGTGTATCGCTAATTCAAAATCTACATCTATGACCTTCAAGGTAAAAAAGAAATATGCTTTCCATAAGAAGGTTTGGGGTAAAGTCAAAGGAATCTTTGTGTTTCCGATACAGTATGAAGTGAGAGTAGCTGATGGAAACTGGACATCACTGATCTCAACTGATTATGAACCACAAAAATGGGGTCAAAGTGATTCGGATTGTTGCTGGTGTTTGAGCAGTTGCAATTCTGTTGAAATGCAGTTGAATCTCCTGAAGAACAACAATATGTTCTCTCCCGAAGCCCTCAATTTCTTCCAATCGAATGGATATTACGATTCAAACGGCATGTTTGCCCTATCAGAGAGATACTTGGAGATACTCTCCGGGGCTACCGACACGGGAGGAGCCGCTACAGAGGCCGCCACGCTCATGCAGGTGCATGGGCTGATACCTAGGTCGGTTTTGGGATATTCTGTAGCCCAGGCTCAAAAATGGGTCAACCAGAGCCAGTTCGATGCCGATTACTTTAATCCTTCTGCCGTTACTCCTGCGATGCAGGCAATCGGTGCGCAATTCCTCACCTTTGTGAACATAGCCTACCAAAGGATAGGGACCGAATGGACGACGCCTCCGACGGATGTGCTGTCAGCCGCTCTTTGCCAGGCACCCGTCAATTACGGAATCCCTGTGAATGATATGGAGTGGAATCAGGTGAATGTACCTGCTGTGGCGCAGGGGGACTTAGCCCATGAGGTAACAGGATATCAACAGCCGAATACGGCAGGATATCCGATCTTAGATCAGTACAATCCTTGGTTCAAAGTTCTGATGAATGGATATTTTCTGGGTAGTTGCATTCAAATCATCGTCACCGCTATCCAGCCAGCGGCTATAAACCCGGTGCCACAGAACCATAAACAGGATTCGATTTGGACTATCATTATGAATTGGCTGAACGGTATAGGAACGCTTCTTGGTAAGGCAAAAGCAGTCGCACCTTGAGCCAGCTCCATCTCCGCTCTCATAGTGGCGGCCTAAAAGACGGAGCTGACCCAGGGCAACGACGCCTTGGATTAGCACATTTACAACCAAAGGATTCATATGCGCCTACGCACGCAGTTCATCAAGGCGGTGACGTTCTCTCCGCCAGTCCACATGAAGGGCATCGTGTCATGGAAGTACCTCAAGAAATCCCAGAGGTACGCCGTGACGGGAAGGAGGAAGCGATGAATCGCCAACTTCTTCTCCACTTAGCGGCAAATCGGGAACGCAGACAGCGCCTTGTGAAGCGCTACTGTGATTTGGCGTGCTGTTGCCAGACTGCAGATCCGACTATCACCCATGAAGACAAGCAGTTCTGCTCGGTTCTTCATAAGGTGGATTTCCTCTCCCGCCACGGCCTCGTGGAACGGATACCGAGGCATGACTAGACACGGCGCTCTTGATTGAGCGCCTTTTATTTGGTAGGATATGGGGGCAATCGAAAGATTGCCATTTCTCGAAAAGCCGCAAACGCCATATCGTTGGAGAGGGCTGAATACAAAGAATAAGCCCCTATAACCCGAAAGGGTTAGGTGGTAATCTCCCGTGATAGGCGTTTGTTGCTATCTGGTATATAATGAATCTACATGGAGGCCAACAACTTGTCGGCCTTATGGGAGAGGGGAAACCCTTGACTTGTGGATTGCTCAATGAGCATGTCGTAAATATCTCCCAGTTCCGCACAGACAGCCATCACTGTTTAACGGGGATGGCTGTTGTGTTATAAGAATCCCCCCTCCCATCCGTCTTACCTATATGGGACAGATTCAGATGACCTTTGTCGTCATATCAGGGTTCATAGGGATGGGGATAGTGGGGCTGTACATGTGGAAAACTCCCAAGCTACGGCCTATAGTCGGGTTCATTTTCCTGCTCTATGCCTGTCCCCTCATGGCTGTTGTCATCCAAAGATTGGTGGTATAATTAGGCCATAGAAACTGATGGCTGGGATTATTCTTTGGTTTAGATTCTCAATTCATGGGAAAAGAGCTTAGAAAAAGAGTTAGGTATTTTGATGATATTGTTCGTCCTCCGTGCGGGTTCCGAACGTCCAGCTTCGGAGCTAGCCATCAGTTTCTACTTACAAAGTAATTTATACACATGAAAGCATTTATAAACAACACCTGGATTCACGTCATCGTCGTCGGCCTCTTCGGCCTTGTCACACAGATCATCACGGCGAATGGGGTATACACGCTCACCGTCGGCACCATCGTTCACTCTCTCTTGGAATGGTACAATTCTACTGGCACGACCACGGCATAGGTGATAGAATAGAAAATGCCCGCTAGGTAGGGAGATACAAAAAAGGCCCGTATGATGGGCCTTTTTGTTATTTACTAGGATTGGAGAGGAGACTATTTACGATGGCTTGGATGACGTTGACCGTGTGCTTCTTCGCTTTTTTTGTTTGCTTCTGGCTCATGGGTATAGTGACATTACATATCCGATAATAAGCCCTAAAGGAATTGCGATGATAATCGAAACAATGATTGCTCGAAAAGGGTGATGCTCTTCACTCCATCCGCCTCCATCAAATCGTGTTGCTCCGAATCGGCTCATGACATTGTATCTACATTAAACTCCCTCAATATGCTTTGGATTGTTGGGTTAGGCATGGGGGTTATTGGGGGAAAGAATCAGAGCGTTTGATAAGGCCACATTTAGAACAGATTACCACGTCTATCAACTGGCACGTTGTCCCTTCTCCCCACGGGATTTTCTCCTGATGGGAAAATCGGAAATCGTGCAGGCATTTTTCTATCTTCCTCGGCCTCTGTATAGGTGATGGGGTCATATATTCTTGGTTATCTCCGTAGGGTGTAAGGAGAGCCACAAGGAGGCTACGGCTTCATCAGGGGTTGACCCATGACCGTGTCTGGAGGAGTGAAAAGCTATGGCATTCCATCCGTTGCCCACATGAGAGCGTTCCATAGTGAGTGCCTCGAAATCATCCCCGCAGGCCTCGATTAACTCGGAGAGGGTAGGACAAGGAAGATACTCACATATTCCTGATTCTGTAGATATAGGATGCTGATGGTCTTTTAGGCATTTCTGGATTCCATTATGACTATAACTCGCCTCCTTCAATTTCTTAGCCAGTTCAAATGTAATCATTGTAGTTTTGTTATATCCTCCTTCGCCGCTTCGAGGTCGGAGAGGATGGCGTATTTCATAGCCAACATGCCCGCATCATACTGGTCAGATTCCATCTCTGGTAACTTGTCTGGCTTCCCCTTCACCCTTTCTATGATTGCCTGTATGAGAGCGACTTGAAGGGAAAGAACAGCGGATTTTATCGTTGTTTTTCCGTCTCGACCGAAGGTCGCCAATATGCCATATATGAAATTAGTTTCATACCCGGAAAAATCCCGCTCAAACTTCTCCATATTCCCTTGTACTATATCGGTGAGGTGGGTCATTGGTTTTGTGTGAATTGGTCAGTAATGGCCTCGATATATCCCATCAGTTGCCAGAGCTTACCCTTATCCCACCCGATGAGATTTTTCAATTCACCCTGCGCATCCTCCTTGAGAAGTCTAAGGCGCTCAAAGTATTCTGTGGGGACTTTTACTTCTTTCTTCATATCAATGAGAGGGGGATTAGGCTGTTAAATTGCGGTGAGTGAATAAGTTACACCACGCTCTATTTGAACTCGATGACCTGTTTCTCGGCAGTGCTTCGTACCAGAACGAGCCGCAGTATTCATTCCTTCGTCATTCCATCCACAGTCAATGCACTGGGCGATACAGTGAACCTGACCATGATGCTGTTTAAGCACTTCTCTCTTCTTCGCCTTGGGTGTGGTGGTCATGGGATTGGTACAATGACACCACTGACCAGCATAGCTGTAAGTCTTACCTTGTTCTCCTACGAATCCGCCGCATTTTGCACAGGTATATTCTTTCATATATTATTTCTTATTACGAGCTTCGTTAATAACTTCATTTAGGTGTTCTATTAAGGGATGATAGGATTTCAGTACATTCCAAAATTAGGTTAGTGTAGTGAAGATAGGCATTTGTGGTGATCCGACGGTCTTCAATGATTCTCCGAACATACTCACTTCCCTCTCGCTCCCGCATATTTTCAATAAATATCGCTCCATTTCCTCCCAAGTTGATATTACAGTTATAGCATTGCGGACGGAGTAGTCGTAGATCATATTTTTGAAACGCACCCAATGCGGCTTTAGGAAAGAGGTGCCCAGTATGCCAGTTTGAACCCTCCAATCCAGTTCTTCCGCATGTGTAGCAGATATTGCCATATTTTTTTCTTATTATTTCTTTACACAATTGCCATAATTTGCGTTGGATTACCGATATCTTCTGCTTGCCCTGTTTCCTAAGTTTAGACTTCTTCATATGATTCTTTCTACCGCCCTCCTCTCCCCATTCGGCATCGTCACTATCTCGATTTTCCTGATCGCTCCTGTCTTGGCGGAGTACATCCTGAAATCATGCGAATTGACTATTCCATGCTGGCACTTCCTCGATTCAAACTTCCATTCTCCCATCGCTTCTATATCGCTCCTTCTCTTATGAGGAGATTTCGAGATAGGCCAGAATTGCGCTTGGCAGTGGAAGTGTCCGTCTCGGCACAGGTTGATGATTTTGGTCAGTTGCGTGTCAGACATCGGATTTTTAATTATTTAATCAGGCTGGGCATTTCAACTTTTTCATTTGGCTCTGTTAAGCCATACTTTTTGCCCCCAAGACTGATTCGTTCAAGATATACCATCAGGTTATCCCTGTCCTTCTCATCGTAATCTTTCTTAGGGACATATTTGTTAAAGGCAGAATAAATCTTATGGCGGGGATAATTCATTCCCCTGACGGCCATCCTCAATACGATATAGCTTCCGACATTCGGATGAAACGAGCTTAATCTATCGAATCTATGGCTTAATTGATTTTCTTTGTTCATTTTATTTTATTAGGATCGTTGGGGAATGGCACATGAATTCCACAGAGTTCCGACACATGGCGGTTGATATAGTCGTAGATGATGTCTATCTCCTGAATCTTATCGAGTTGTACTGTGCTTTGTTTTTCGACGAGCATCTTTTGTATCGGCCTCCACAACAATTCTTTCACCAAGTCCTTTGTCCAGTTTATCTCTACGGCGTGGCTAAGGAACTTCTGTATCGTCCAACCTGAATCGTTTAATTCCTGTGCCAAGTGTTCGTAGTACAGGTGAAGAGCATTGTTCTGTGAGTATGTCCTCTTATGGGGTTCCCCTGTGTATACGCTCATTTACTTTTCAGGAGAGAACGGATCAGCGCCTACATACAGCAATTCAAGGTCAACCTTCGTCCCATCCAGCTTCTCCTTTATCTTCGCATCGAGAGGACGATGGGGAGAGGGCATGACCGTGTATTCCGTATCGTTCTTGGTCGTCCCCTTGCGGTTGATGGTGATATCGTACTCCTTCGGATTGCCCCAGTCGGGATTGTCTATGTATGCCTTCATCTGCTGTTGGATGGACTTCTGGGCTATCTCCAGCACCTGTACGCGCTCCGCTTCGTAATTGTAGACGAGGAACGCCCAGAAGTGGGATACCTTGCCATCTTTCTTGATACCAGGAGTTTCCTCGAACGGCGTCTTGGAACGCACGGGGATGTTCTTATCGTTGAAGTACTCATATCCCACAATGGCAGAGGAAAGTGTGCGGAACTTGTGCGCTCCTTCCGTCTTCAATTTCATGTAGTTGGAAGTCTCTGGTACTTTGTAATCGTCGCTGGGAAAGAAATCGTTTGTGTTGTTCATAGTGTGTATTGTTATTCTTTAATTTCTGATCTCGGCTCAAATCGCTTGCATCCACATCCAACGATGATGCATTGTTCGCACGCATCTACATGCTCCTGTTCCATATCGCCGCACATGCACAAGTTCTGTCGTTCGTTTTCTTTAATCATGGTTGTGTTGTTCCATTTCGCTCCCTGTATCCGCTCCCGTCCTATCGTCTGCCGCCGTCTCGACAGTCCATTCCTCGACATTGGCACGGAAGGCGGAATTATACTTCTGCGGACCATCGGACTTTCTCACCCAGTTTCTCTTTATGATTGCGGAGTTATTCATGCGTTTACATTTATATTTTTATCGAGGTGATAATCCTTGAATATCCCTTTCAGTTTTTCTGCGGCTAATTTTGATAACTCGATCGAGCTGTTCAGTTGAGTTATCAATTTCCGCACTTGTTCATTGAACTCTTGCATCTCTTTCAATTCGGGGGGAATTATATAATTCATGGTTTTGCTGTTAGCGCGATTAGTAATGCCCAGAATGCGACAACCAACACGACTGCAAGAAGAATGGTTACGATGGCCGATGCGTATTCTTTAAATGTAGTCATAGTATATTTGATTCGGCTAGTAATTCTGCGTGATAGAACGGATTTATTTCATCCAGCCTATCGTCATATTCATCCCTGATGAATACTTCCTCTATCACCTCTATCTCATGCTTATTGGGTTTCATGATCGATTTTGAAATTATTCATCCACTCCGACAAAATGGATTGTGCCTCTTTTTTATCAATCAAGAACTTCGATTGAATATAGGGAGCCGCACCGAACATATTTGTTATCCCGCTCTTACGGAGCTTGTCGAGATACGTTTTATGCTCTTTGTTCATAATGTTTTCCTGTAACTCCCCCTCGTTACGCACAAGGGGGTGTTACAAGAGCGTAACTTTACTGTTAATCCTCGTTTCGACTTCGAGGAGGGGTGAACCCCATAAGGAAGGCAAACTATCTGCCTTCCCTAGCGATTTACCGATTCCAACACGATGCGCTGGCCGACCAATCGCCCGTACCCTTGTTTAATATCTTCGATTTCTTGCTCCATAATTTTCCGTTTTCTTGTGGCAATCGTGGCAAAGTGTCATACCATTCTTCAAGATAAAACGTGATCTAGGATAGTGAGCAAAAGATTTTATGTGATGAGCCTCGATACGTCCGCCTCGTCTATTGCATTCTTGACAAGTATAGTCATCTCTAACGAATACTTTACCTCTCCAATTTCTATATCTTGCAGACCAATATTTTGTTTTGAAGACCTTGCTTATGCCACCCTTTCCAAATCTTCTTATCCATCCATTTTGCCTGCACCGATTTGAACAGTAAACCTTTCTTTGCGATTTATAATGGACATAATTGCATCCACAAAATCCGCATTTACTTTTTATCTTTCCCCCTTTCCATGCGTAAGCTCTTTTACCTTTCAATCTTATTTTGTAATCTTTACTCATACACGATCTTGAGCAGAATACCTGAAATCTATTACGGCTACTCTTCTTTATCTCCTTGGAACATACCGGACATACACTTGAGCCACACCAAGCAGGTTTAAGTAAGGATTTATGTCCTTTGATAAACCTACCATCTTTATCCCTAATTATTTGTCCCAACATTGTTTACTATTATACCATGGTTCTGTGCCATTATTAGCGTAAAGAACCAGCGCGAATGCTTCATTATCCGACTGTTTTGAGAGGTCGTATCCCATCTTAGATGCCGTGGCGTTCCAAATGCTATTGATCTGAAACTCGCCGGAATCATAGCTTTTGTCGGCGTTCACATGGATGAGCGTCTGGCCGTCCTTGGTCTGCGAATCCGAACTCTCGCATTTCTCGATTCTCTGCATGACTGGCGGCAATACGACTGCTGGCGTACTCGTAGCTACCTGCGCTTCCACTACCTGCGCATCCGCCGTATGAGAGACGAAGTACGAGTAGGTTCCCAACGCTACCCAAGGGCCGAACTCCAGGAACAATGCCACGATGATGACATCACGAGCGTAGCGTCCCAGCTTTGCAAGCCATGACGATTTGAACTGACCGCTTTTGAATGACCTATGATAGTTCATTTGATTTGATGTTAGATATTTCAAGTACCTATGTGTTTGCCTCCCATCCGTGCCTTATTGGTTGGCGGAATGAAAGATCTATTAGAATGATAGCATACCTATCAGGGAGTACAAGTACCCCCTGTGGACAACGTGTTAATAAGTACCCCTTGCGCCCCCATCTATTATACCTTATAATTGAGCTATGAAAAAACAACAAAATGCAACGGTGAGGATTAAAGTAACACCCTCTTTACACAAGAGGCTAAAGATACTTTCAGCTCGATGGGGAATATCATTATCAGAGGTGATCCGTGAGCTATATTGGGGTTATAATAATAAGGAAGAATGAAAAATATACCTAAAAAAGATATAATGAAAGTGATTGCTGAAGAATTAAGCTGGTGTACTCGCCACGAACATCAAATGTCTCCAGAATATGAACAAGGATATATTGCAGGGATAAAACAGATACAGTATTTCGTGAAGATATATGGTAAAAATGCTGAAAACCAAGATGAGGATTAAGAATTACCCATATTGCATCAAATGCGGGAGATTGAAATTGTTTCTTACACATCATAAAGTAAAATGCACAGGGGCTAAACATCACGTTTATGAAAAGAATCCACATCGCCATGCTTGAAGAAATATACGAAGATTCATTGAAGATGGCAAAGAGCCGCAGACAGATAACAGGTAGAACCAATGACCTTTTCATCACATTAGAACAGTTGAGCGTAATCCTTGCAAAATTTTATGAATAAAGAAGAAGTTATATGTCGGAATTGTGGAAATCTGGGATATACTGTGGAAATGGGACATGCCTGTGGCGGAGATGAAAAGAAATGTCCCACTACTTGCCCCGTCGAGGTTCAGGTTGAGTGCCCTTGTTCAGAATTACCACTAATGCCGCATACCTACTGATATGAAAAAAGAAGATGCTATAAAAATAGCTCCCATCTGTAAAGACTGCAACCACGAAATGATACCTATTTGTCTCCCCTGTACGAATCACGGATCATGGATTTATCAGTGCCCAGAAGATAAAAGCATAGCAATGGCATATGATTGAAACTGCCCTCTTCTCCAAATACTCCATCAAAGCATCTGTGCCTAATAGCCCTCGTGCGGAGCAGGTGCAAGCCATACTCGATCTGATGGGCGAGGATACGGCACGCTTCAAATACTGGCTGGGTAGAACAAAGCATCTCTCCCCCGATGCGATATATCGGATGTTGAGGCAGGCGAGGGATGGCGATAACCCGCAAGCCCTATTTAACTGGCTCCTGCGCAACGTCCTCAAATAAAGGATAATGTGCAGGGAGTATATGCTGGCTGTAAAGTTCACATTACTCTAGTATCATTATACATGTCCTCAAAAAGTACGCAAGTACGCAGTTGTGGATAACTATGCGTGCAAAAAATAGGGCTATATGGTAGAGTATTTACATGACCCAAGAAGAAAGGAGAATATATTTAGAAGCAAAGACCGCGGCCATAAAAAGTCGAGTATGCCCATGCGGTAGAATGGATTGCAATTTAGACCACGCAAGATGTATTCGGTGCAACCAGTCAAATAATTGGACGGCAATACCCGGAAAATGTGAGTTTGAGGGTAAAATATTAAAAAGGCACGCATATGATTTCTAATGACATGGATATACCACTTAAAACGCAATTGCATGTTTCGTACAGACGACATGAAGACAAAAATAGGGCAGAAATATTAGCGAAGTTAGTTGAAAGAAAATTGAAGGAACGAAAATACGAGAAAATGATTAACGATATTTTAGTACAAGCAGGTGAAGAATGCCTTAATGAATTAAAAACATGAAAGAAATTATCTTAACCAAGACAAGCGACAAAATAATAGGGGCTTTGCGGTGTTCAAAAAGGGTATACGATAAGATAGAGAAAATGGCACAAGATAACAAATCCACCAAGCAAGACATTATCAGAGCTATCCTTGAAAATGTAATCGATGACATAAAAATAAAATGAAAGAATCAAACATCAGAATCAGCAAAAAGGACAGGAAAACCCTGCGGCACATGGCAAAGAAAGACGGCCGGACGCTCAAAGTCATGTTCGGCATAGTGGTCAATAATTACTTCAAGTCGTATTATCAAGCCCACCCTAAGAAATAAAGGTATGAAGAAAAAGAAAATCCCCCGCAAAGGCTTCGAGGATTACGACCTTATAGACATGACAGGTAAAGTTACTTTCGGCTCCGCTGTCTTTCTCAGAAATGACAGACTAGCAATCAAGGTGGTCTTTCCGGCGGGAGATATACTGACTTTCGCACCATTAACTGATAAGGAAATCGAGCTATTAAGAACATGATTAAAAAAACCACAACACTCATCGACACCGACACCCAAATCTCCCTCAAAGAGCTTCCTACAGGAAACTTGGAGATAATGAACGGAAGACCGACAAGAATAGGCCAGGACTATTCCTTCAACTTCTCCAACTCAAAGCCAGAGACGATACTGAAAGTGTGTAGGTCGATAATCAGTCTTGTGGAAAATGTCGAACCAGTTAAGGAAACCATAAAAGATTACAGAGATATTGAGGCTGAAAGTTATTGTACCTGTCCCATGACTACGACAGGGTACATTTTAAGGAAAGGGTGTAAGAATTGCCAAAAATGAAATCCATCTCCTCCCTCCTAGAAGAACCAAAACACGGCCGCTTCCAAACTCCTCCCAACAGCGCCAGGGCAGAGCAGGTAAGCGAAGTCTGCATGATGATGGACGGAGATTATAAAAGGTTTCCTTATTGGCTGGGGAGAACAAACCTGCGCAACGTCCCTAAATGAAGGATGGCATGTAGGAGTTATCCCCATTGACACCTGTAATGGATTTGCTACCATTACGTCAATGTCCAAAGTAAACACAACTTCTGCCTACAGGAATCAGTATGTGATACTTTCGCATCTTGTATCCTTTGGACAGGGCAAAAGGCCGCTTTAACGAGCGGTATTTTTGCGTCCGTTTTGGCATGCGGGGGTATAACGGGAGCATGTAAAATCGTCCCGTTCCAGCGTACCTTGAAGCTAGGGCAGTGCTTCGATAAACTCAGTTAAAGAGTTTAAGGTTTCGCTCGCTATTTCATCCCATTCATCTCAATGGGGGAAAGGGGGCGCAACTGATAAATCTAGTTAAAGAATGAATTACAGGGAATATTTAATGACCGATCATTGGAAACAGAGAAGTTCTAAGTTCAAGAGCAAAACTTGGAAAAGATGTTATTTATGCCGAGCGGAAAATTGTGAATTGCATGTCCATCATAAAAGATATAAAAGGCATGGAAAATCCATTTTATTTAGGGAGAGGCATACTGATTTCAGGCTTCTTTGTAAGAGATGTCATTTTGCTCTCCATAAACTTGGATTGACGTGGCATCTTAATAGCGGAAAGGTAAAAAGGAAGGTAACGTTACAGATGATTCTAATGGACGAATCAAGCCACTATCCACATAGACTTCCCCCCAAGAATGAGGGATAATGAAGGGGATGAAGTGTCACTTCTGCAAGAAAAGAATGAACAGGTCTTGGAACAAGAATAGGATCACCCACAAGAAATGCTTTATGGATTTCAGGAAGGAATACTATCAGCTCTTGAAGGAATATAGGTTATTCCGACATCAGCAATTTAAGTATGAGTGGAATGGATCATAACCATGGTACCGATAACAAAAATAACAGGGAGATTGGGGAATCAAATGTTCGAGTTTGCCGCACTTTATTCCTTTTGCAGGGAAAAAGGGATAGAATATTATTGTCAGGATGAATCTTTATTTAAAGACAATGAAGATGACATAAGAGGGTTATTCGGTACCGATATAGGATTCATTCCGCACGTTTCGATACACGTAAGGAGGGGTGATTACGTTGGAAATCCGTTTTACATCGATTTGATGGAGACTGATTACTATGAAAAGGCTATAGCTCTGTTCCCTGACAGGAAGTTTCTTGTGTTCTCCGATGATCCTGATTTTTGCAAGAAACAGGAAATATTCTCAGATTCCTCCCGTTTCCAAGTGATGGAAAAGACGGATGAGATATCTGATTTCAATCTTCAATCGTCTTGTTCCGACCATATTATCGCCAACAGCTCCTGGAGCTGGTGGACAGCATGGCTATGTCCGAATCACGGCAAGAAGATAATCGCCCCGAAGTTATGGTATTCTGATGGAATCGAAAGGACTAAGATACCCGATCCATGGATAAGGATATAAAGAAAAAAAGGATAGCGCTTCTTATCATTTCGACGGGTCATTTGTACTGGCAATATATAAATGCCGTCCTTGAATCTGCGGACAGATTCCTCCTTCCAAATCAGGAAGTGGATTATTTCCTATTTACCGATTGGGATATATCACCGGAAGATTTCAATTTGAAAAGGAAAATAAACGTCATTCCCATCGAGAATGTCGGGTATCCCTATTGCACTTTGATGAGATATCACATCTTTCTGAAAGAAGAGGAAAAACTGAAAGACTATGATCATCTGATCTACTGCGATGTAGACATGCTGTTCGTGGACACTGTCGGAGATGAGGTTCTTTCAGACGGCATAACCGCAACGAGGCATCCTGCATATGCTTTTCCTCACAGGGAACATTGGGATGTGGAAAAAGACGGCATCGCGGGCGAGATATATTTCTTGCCATTTGAGCCGAATCCTCAATCAACCGCGTACATTCCTTATCCTAAGCTCTATTTTTGCGGAGGGTTCCAAGTCGGAAAGACAGAAAAATATCTTGACGCAATGTATGCGATCAAACGGGCGATAGATGATGATTTTGGGAACAATTACATCGCCCGTTGGCATGACGAATCTCATTGGAATAAATATCTGTGGGATAACCCACCCGCAAAGGTGCTTTCTCCCTCTTACTGCTATCCAGTGGCATATCCCACTCCTGATAAGCCCCCATACCCGACGATCCCTTATTACAGAAAAGTTTGGCTCAAGGATTACGAACCAAAACTGCTTTGTTTGACCAAAGCTCATACGCTCTCAAAGCAGGGAGGAAAAGAATTCGGTGAACTTCAAAAAAAATTAGGATGAAGACTCATTTCTCGATAGTCATTCCCTCATACAACCACTCCAAGTATCTTCCCGATGCCATCAAATCGTCGATCGAACAGACGTATGAAAACATTCAAATTATCGTTATAAATGACGGTTCCACCGATAACACCTCCGAAGTGGTTAAACCTTTCCTAGAAAAGATAACGTATATAGAAGTCAAGAATCGCGGATTGTCTGCGGCTAGAAATCTGGGGATATATCATTCGAAGGGTGATTACATAATTCCCCTCGATGCCGATGATATGATTTCCCCTTTGTATTGCGAGGATGCGGCAAAGCTCATCGAAACAACCGATGCCGACGTGATATACCCTGATATGCAGATATTCGGGGATTTTTCCCAGCGGGTTCCGATGCCTGATCTGATAAGCAAGGAACAATTGGCGGCAAACAATCCCATCCATCACACATATGCAGTCAGAAAGTCAGTCCTTATGGATTGCGGGGGATATAATCCGAAGATGACATTTGGATGGGAAGACTATGAATTGAATATGGAGCTTTTCGAGAGGGGAGCGGCTTTTGCACGGCTTCCATCCGCATATTTCATGTATCGCAGACATGGAAAAAGCATGGTCGATGAATGCAATGAGCCTGATAAGAAGAAATATCTTGAAGATATGCTTCGCAAGCTTCACCCGAAGATTTATGAGTAAGCTTGTGATACAAGTGAAGTACGGAGGACTGGGAGATCATCTGTTCTTTTCCCACATACCGCGTATAGCCAAGCAAAATGGCGTAGGACAGGTTTTAATCTCAAATAGGTCTGAATACCGGGACCCCGTATATAAATCGTTTATATGGGCAAATAACCCCTATGTAGACGGTTTTATAGACGAACAAGGGATGGATTTCAAGGAATTAGAGAGGAAAGTCCTGGATTTGAAGGGAGATATGAATCTGCTTGATAGGAATATGATCGCCCTTGGATTGGATGATGGTGAGAGATGGCATGAGCCAGAGCTCCATTTAAGATATATGGCTACCGATTTTGATGCCGTTGAAAAATCTTTGTATGATGGAAACTATGTGTCCAATGTGGGAACTTTCAGGAAAAATCCTCCGAAAACCGATTTGCAAATATTCTTTGATAAAGGCTACAAACGGATATCAAATGAATCGGAAGATTTACGGCCAAATGGTCTTTCGGATTATTGCAATATGATCCTGTCGTGCAAGAAATATTCATGCGTAACTTCAGGTCAGGCGACATTGGCAGCAGCCTTGGGAATCCCCGCAATATGTTATTATGGCGAAGGACAGAATCCCATTTTTCATCATTCAAAGCTTCATAAATACATCAAACTCTGATGGAATCCAACCAGCAAAATCTGATCCGTCATGTCAATTTCGAACCTGAATATATCATTGAGGTGGGTTCAAGGGACGGCAATGAATCAAAATGGTTCAAATTGACGTATCCAAAGGCAAGCGTGTATGCCTTTGAATGCAATCCTGAAACGATACTTCGATGCCATAACAGGTCATATGAATACGGATTTCATGTCATTGAAAGTGCAGTTTCGGACAAGGATGGTTTCAGATATTTCTATCAGATAGACACTCAAAAGACGACTACCTCCCATGCCGACGGAAATCCGGGTGCGTCCTCATTGTTGAAAGCTACGGGTAAATACCCTCCTGAGCAGTATGTTCAAAACAGAATCAAGGTAAAAACCACAAGATTGGATACCTTTATGGCAGAACGGGGAATTCCTAGGATAGATATTCTGTGGATGGATGCCCAAGGAAGCGAGTTGATGGTGCTCAAAGGTCTGGGGAAACGGATCAATGATGTTAAGATGATCCACACGGAAGTGGAGTTCTTCCCGATCTATGAAAGACAGCCTTTATTCGGGGATATGGACAAATTCCTGAAATCAAAAGGCTTTAAATTCGTCACTTTCACCTCAAGAGATACGTATGCAGCCGACGCATTATATATCCATGACTGAAGAGATAAAAAAACTATATTCCGAAGGAGTGAAGCAGATACGGATAGCCTCGATGCTGGGAGTGAGCAGGCAGTATGTCCATCAGGTGGTTAAATCCTATAAAAGTCTTGGAATAACTGCGCTTAAAAGGGCGAACAATCCTACTTCTGTGGGTCGGATGAACGAAGGAAAAATCCGGTACTCGGATTACATCGGGCATGAAATCGGCCAAGGAAAGAGATTTTCCAAGGGAAATATCTTATACGGAGATATTTTTCCCTTAGAGCGAAGATATATGATATGCATTCCCAACATGTACGATACATGCTATGATAATCAATATTTCTGGCATAAGATGCCCAATAGCGTATTCGATCACAAGGAATACCCGATCTGCCCTCAATGCAAGGGACGATTCGTGCCGATAAAGGAAGGGGATTCAAAATGCTTCAAATGTAATTTCATTTCATGAAAAAATCGCTTAAAATAAAGAATTGGAAGTTCGAGGTCAAACCTGTCATGAGGTACGAGACATGCGGGGACTGGTACGACAACGGATTGGTGCAAGTGGCAAAAGGTCTGGATGATGTAGAAACTGCCGCAGTCGCGATTCACGAACTATTCGAACGCACTCTCCTTGCCATAAAAGGAATCGGCCAGAGAGAGATAGATTCTTACGACATCGTAGGGGACGGTTCATACGACGAGCGCATGTACTCAAAGAATCCCATATACGAGAAAGCTGATGATATGGCTGAGAAAGTGGAAAGGATGATAATAGCATGGGCGGGAAAGGATTGGGCTGAATACGATAAGAAAGTCATGAACCTTGACATTAAATGGAAGAAGCTGTAGGATATATATATGACAAATAAAACAATCATCGGTATGTACGGCGTTCTTGCCTTTTCATTGGCTTGCTATGCTGTAGTTGGATACGGGATATACAGGCTAATCAAATTGTTCTAGTGTCAATGAATTCATGGATCTATGCCATTTGCACCAGGCAACAAACTAGGAGAGCTTAAAAGGGGAATTAAAATGCCCCATACCCTTAAAGCTGAAAAGGCCAAGCAACAGCTCATAGACAAATATCTCCAAGTCGCCGAGCCGATAAACAATAAGCTTGTCGCGCTTGCGCAGGAAGGGGATATGCAGGCTATCAAGGAACTGCATGACAGGGTATGGGGAAAGCCGATGGCTCCTATCGAGATGAAAGGAGAGATCGAAGGATTAACAAAACTGGAGCTGTCAATCAAAGATGCAACCAACCTCTTTCGTTCTAAGAAGTGATGAGAGAGAGCACTGCCTGAAGATACTCAGGCTCTTTACGATTGACGGGGAATCAGCCGACAAGAAAGTGACGGAAGGACAATTGCTCATATTCGCCGCTATCGTCTTAAAGAAGTCAGACAGGATACAGATAATCACGAGCACGCAATATGGAAAGTCTTTGATAGTAGCTCTGGCCTGCGTATACCTTTCCTGCATAGACGGGGAATTGATAAGCATACCCGCTCCTACAAAAGAGAAGGGAAATATCATCATGAGGTATTACCTTCAGCATCTGGGAGACCACCCATTGTTCTATAACAAGCTGGAGAAGACGGATAAAGTGGATCGGCTCTTGATGGAGACGACTAAAGACAGGTTGATTCTTAGAAATCGGGGAGGGATATTCGTTCTTTCGGTCCAAGCGGGAAACTCCCAGAAAGGATTCGAGGCGGCGATGGGTGAAGGCTCAAAGACCGTCATTGAAGACGAATCATGTCTGATTCCTGATATAATCGAGGCGACGATTTTCCGCATGATAGCTGGAAAGAAGGATGCGATGTATGTGAAGATAGGAAATCCATTCTACCGGAATCATTTTTATGAATCTTCTAGGGATCCGCGCTATCTGCAGATATTCATAGACTTCAAGCAGGCATTGAAAGAGGGAAGATACTCGTATGACTTCATCGAGGAAGCCAGGACCAAACCCAACTTCGACGTGCTGTTCGAATGCAAGTTTCCCGCGGCTGATAAGATAGGTGCCGATGGCTATATACGGCTTCTGACTGATTTGGAGCTTGCCAACTGCTATACCAAGGAAGCGTTCCATGCGGGATATAAAGTCCTTGGCGTTGATCCTGCGGCAGGCGGCGACAACTCGGCTATCGTTCTAAAGTCAGGCAATCTTCAGGAGATACGGTTCAATCAAAAGCTAAAAGATACGATGGACTTAGTGTCCGTGGTTTCGGAGATATACTATGAAGACAAGCCCGAATGCATCGCGGTGGATGCCACAGGGATAGGCAAGGGCGTGTATGACAGGATGAAGCAGATGGACTTGCCCGTCGTCGAAGTCAATTTCGGAGCATCTGCGGAATCAGATATGTTCTATAACCGTAAAGCCGAACTGTACTGGAAAGAGCGGCAATGGTTGTTGACAGGGGGCAAGCTATGGTATGATTCAGGATGGGAAGATGCTGAGACTATCAAATACAAGAACAAGGACGGAAAGATTTTCATGCAGCCGAAAGACGAATTGCTGAGACAAGGGATAGCGTCGCCTAATTGTTTTGATGCCGCATGCCTCACGATGGATGTATCACAGACGCAAATAAAGTCCAAGAGAATCGTCAAATATCAGTCTAATCGGGTCTTTCACGACGCAATGGAAGACATTTGGAAAGGGAAATAACATGATTCACTATCAGACAATCACAAAGGATCAAAAGGATTTTCTATCGAAGTCCACGTGTTCGAACACGAAAGATATCACTAACCTTCTAAAGAAGAAATGCCTGTGGTGCGGAGAGAAGTCAGTGGTTTTAACTTCACGTATCGATGATGAATTGAAAGACGGTAGGAAATCTCCTGAATCTTCCTGGCACTGGGATAATAGCGCGAATTGCTGCGAAACATGTCTAAATCTGATGTCATAGGTTCAAAGGGAAATGAGGCGAAGCGCGAATTCTCGTCTGCGGAGAATTGGCATGGAGCGAAATTAGAGACTCCCAGGTCTGACAACCTCCTTACCGACCCGGGATTCGGCGATGCCAGGATCATCCGAAGATTCGAATTCTCACTGCCGCCGATGAGGAAAGGGGAAGCGATTCCGACCAATGAGCAGTTGAAGAATTTCCATCGTCCAAAGATAGTCACCTTCCTTTGGAAGGACGGGTTGGACCTCATCAGCGACCTAGGGATAGTCAGGAAGAAGAACAAGTTTTATATCGAAGTCCTGTGCGAAGTCCAAAAGTCCGTAACAGGACGGGGGACAAAGCATAATCTATACGAGAATCCGTTAACATTGAAACAAGTAATCCATGGCAACTAGCCAAGCAAAAGTCATAGACCCTGAGATAAGCTCGATTCAGAGCTATTACAACGAGGCATTCGACTTCACATACAACAGGAAGCAGAGGCAAGTGAATCAGTTGCAGCTCCTGAATAATCTCCAGCGCGGGGATCAGAACATATCTTCGTCGATGATACTGACTTTGCACAATCGTATCGTATCGAACCTATACGATGACAAGATGCAGATCAAATTCGTTCCTGGAGAAGAGATTGATAACCAAAAGGTCAATTCCTTGAATCTGCTTGCACAGAACGACTATCGCGAGATGGGCAAGGCGCAGTTGGACTATGACTGGCTATGGGATACGGCATCATTCGGAGACGGGTGGTGCGAGACGCTTCATTTCGACAAGAAGCGGAAGCTGTTGAAACCCCACATCATCAATCCTCTGGTATTCGGATATGACCCGTTCTTTCCCGACATAAAAGACTGGAGATACTATTGGAAGTGGGTCGGTAAGAATAAATGGGAGTTGGAAAAGATGATCCGTGCGGGCATCATTGACGGCATCAAATCCACTTCCGAGATCCCGTCAGGCATGGACCCGTATCTATGGAACTTCAAGACGTTGCGCGACAACGCCAAGGCAGGGAATACAGTAGCCACGGATTCGATCAACAATGACGTATATCAGATACTGGAAATATATAAATATGACAAGAACGGCGATAAGCGGGTTTACTGGATAGATTCGGGATTTTCCAAATGCTTGATGAGCGAGAAGCTCGACCTTCGGGACAACGAGGACAAATCGTCCAAATGGCCGATAGTCAGGAAGCAGATGTTCCGCGAGCCCCATTCGTCCATTTCGACTTCAGTTCTTGATCTGCTGGATGACAAGCATCGTGCCAAGAGCGTGCTTTTGAACCTCGCGTATATTGCCGCGAAGGATAAGGCGAATCCGCTGTATACGTACAATCCCGACAAAGTGAATGATGTATCCGCTCTTTTCAACAGGCAGATAGCGCAGCACATATCTGTGTCTGATAACGATGCTATAAGGCCCTTGAATACCGCCAATCCGATGGACAACGGGTTAAACGCATTCATAGGATTGCTTACGCAGGAGGCTAACGATCCCATCGGCACGGGCATGGCATTGCAGTCGCCCAAGAAGGGAAAACAGTCGGCCACTGAAACGGCCATCCAACAGCAGCTCAATGACCTGGCGCAGTCCCTCCAGTCAAAGATACTTCAGCAGGGAGAGATGGATTTCTGGTCTCACTGGTATCAGAGATATAAGAGATATTCAAAAGCCGGAGATGAGAAGATAGCCACGATAGTCGGGGTCAAAGGGGTCACATTCGAGAAAATAGACCTGTCGAACCTGTACACCAAATATCCTCCCGGCATCATGGTGTTCTCGGCAAAAGACGCGGAGTACAAGGAATTGGTGTTGCGTAGGGACTTACAGCAGATGTATCCGCAGTTCGAGAAGACCTTCTCACCGGACGGGATGAGGAACTTCAACAAATACGTGTTCCTTCCCAAGTTCTTGAACGACCCCACCATCATTGATATACTTATGCCAAAGACGCCAGACGAGATAAAGGCCGAGGAGGAGAACGAGATGATGCAGAAGAACCCCAATAAGCTTCCGCAGGTCGCTCCGACGGACAATCACGAGCAGCACATTATGATTCACTACATGGCGAAGAACTCCTGGGCGAAGTGGATACACCTTCAGTGGCATGAGGAATTGCTCGGACAACAGAAGAAACAACAGCAACAGCAGGCTCAGCAACAAGGACAGCCGCAACAGCAGAATATGGGAGACGGAGCTCCTTCAGGCGATAAGGGAGGGAATAAGGGGACTAAGGATGCGAAGAAACCCAAGGTAGGGGAGAAGCAGAAGAATCCGATGAATGCCGCAGCTCCCTTGGCTCAGGCAGTACAGCCGCTTAACACAGTTAAAAAAGTATAATAAAAAATCATGGCACTATGTAAATCAATAATATTCGCGGGGAACTTCGCAGTCTCGACGGGAGGAGCTCAGACATTCACTCCTGCTCTTGACGCTGCGGGCCTTTCAAAGCTCGGATCTACGGTCAATGAGATAAATAGCATGGACGTGCTTCTCAACGTCAAGACATTCAGCGGAACCAAGACTGTTCCTTCAGTTCAGGAAAGATTCTCGGACACGGGATTTGTGGAGACCGCAAACTATGGGACGACAGGAATAACAGCGACAGGAAAGTATATCCTTGCCCATGACGGACAGACTGGACAGAGCAACACCGCAAATATCCAGTATGGATTCGCGATGCTCGGCAAGGGAACTGACAAGCAGATCGTGTTCACTAACACATCCATCTCATCCATATCGATAGATGTGTATTGGATAATGTATCGCTGACATGCCTTTCAAAAGCGAATCGCAGCGCAGATTTATGTGGGCGAAAAATCCGAAAATAGCTGAAGCATGGGCGCATGGTCGGTCGTCCAAAACCGGTAAGAAGGAAGGAAAGGCAAAAAACAAGGGACTGCCGATGCATGTGAAGAAATCCCTTAAAAAGAAGGGTTTGACACGCAATTACTCATAACCTATAATTCATATGAAGAAAGGAAAGAAAATGAATAAGCCTCAGAAGGCCGCACGGAAGAATAAGATGCTGGCCAAGGCTGCAGACAAGATGTTCGGTTCGCAGGGAAGTCAGGTATCAAAATAATACTAGCAACTAACAAAAATAATTATGGCAATCAGACAAGTTCAATCGGCTCGACCTTCGCTACAAGTCGTGGATACGACCGCGACGGGCGCAGGCATCGTGGATAATACAGTGTATCTTGATCAGGACATTAGCAATATCGTGGTTCAGGCTTTCTGTGGCGCTCTCTCGACAGTCACCGCTAACGTTCTTATTCAAACTACTCCCGACGGCGGTACGACATGGTACGACTGCTGCCAGTTCCCTCAGATGACTACGACGGTTTCCAAAGCCGCATCCAACTGGGCAGTGATCCCAGTCGATGGGGTCGGAGTCGGTTTTCATCCCGGTTCTACATTCACTGCATCCGCAGGCGCAGTAGGAGCAGGTTCATACACAGGACTTCCGCTCCTCTCAAATTACATCAGGGTGCGCATCGTATATGGCGGCGGAGCCGGGACGAATCCTGGAGTTACCGTTAATGTGTTCGAGACTTCGCAATCCGCAAGGAACTAAATGAATAACGCTACTTATACGGCAACAATGCAGCCAGAGCCGATAATAGATCGGATGCCGTATCTCATCTCAAAGGAGAAGGAACTCCAAGAAACCATTACTTCGATCAAGACGGTGGCAGATTCCAAGGAATGGAAGATACTCAAAAGAAATGTGTTCGACGGATTGAAAGATTCCATCCAGCGGATGCTTGCCAATGAGAAGGATGAGAAGGAGATATACCGCCTGCAGGGCCAGTTGGGATGGGCGGATAAGTTCGGAGACTTCATAAAGTTCTCAAGAGTATTGGAAGTAGAATTATCAAATATAAGACAGCAAATCAAACATGCCAAGGCCTAAGAAAATAGAATTGAACGAGGAAGGAACCCCTGTTGCTCCCATCGAGACGGTTGATGTGCCTCAGCCCGAAGTACAGGTTGTTGCTCCCCTGGGACATCTTCGTCCGCAGGTCGAGCGTCAGAGCTCACGGACATCTGCGATGGTCTACAGCTTTCCCCGCGTCATAGGAGGAGTATGCGAGGCTTGCGGGGTCATAGACGGCTCAAAGCCTTCGCATCAGCAATATAAGCTCTGCCCCCATTATAGGCACGTGGGACAGTTGCAGTGCTCGTACTGTTCTGAACTGGTGAATCCCGATGATGTCATATATCATCAGCCTCTTACCATCACATCTCACCCTGATAATCCGCTCAAGCTGGTGGTGAGATGCGGCCAGTACGATTGCCTGAAGAAGCACGAGGATAGGTTCCGTAACAAGCTGTGATCCGTTTACGCGGCCTGGAGTTCATCGCCCAGGCACGTGGTATGACGATGAGATTCGCGGTTCGGGAGTAGTCGCCTGAACACGTAGTATTACAAGACTAATCGCGGCCTTTCAATAAAAGGTACGTAGTAAAATGGCAAAGGATTTAACAGACATCCTCGACAATGACGGCAAGGAAGAACTGAGCCGTTCCAAATCAAGGATTAACGAGCTTTCAGATAAGGTCGCAGCAGAGGCTAAGGCAAGGGAGGAGGCGGATGCCGCTCGAAAGAAGGCAGAAGCGGACTCCCAGGCGGCAGCCAAGGAAAGGGACTTTTACAAGTCATTCTCGGGACAGGCTTCGAAATATACCCATGCAAAAGAACACGAAGACGCCATAAAGGCGAAGGTGCTCTCAGGGTATACGGTCGAAGACGCAACGGTATCGGTCTTGGCGGCGGCGGGCAAATTAACCTCCGTCGAATCTAAACCTGACAAGATGGATTCCGTGGGCGGTTCGGCAGGGACTACCGTGATGAACGGAGGTTCCAAGAAGCCCTCTGAGATGACGCAGGCAGAGCGCCTTCAAGCGCTCGTAGATGCCGAGAAGTCAGGCGAGATTTCCATGCAGTGACCGAAGACTGAAAGCACCCTATTGGCAGTAACAATCCGTAACGCAGCTTGGGGCGGAGGACCGACTATCACCTCCGACCTCTTGGTCAGCTACATAACAGGCGAGATCCGCGCATTGGAGCCTCAGCTCCAGTTCGCACGCCTCGGCGTCCAAAGGGACGCTCCAAAAGGATGGGATAGGATTCTATTCCCTCAGACCTATCAGCTTGCCGTAGTCCCGTCAACGATGATGGGAGGCAACGGTGGTTCCGTATTCGGCGCAGGAACGTCGATCTACGGTTCTACCTTCTCGGCGGGTTCGGTAGGCATTCAGGCTATCACCGAAGGCACTAACCCCACAGCAGTCACATGGGGCGCACAGGCATTCTCGACCGGACCGTTCCAGTTCGGAATCCTCGTGCAGGTGTCCGATCTCTTGGTTCACAACTCCGCTATCGAAGTCGTCCAGTCTTGCACCTATCAGGTCAAGATGGCGATGGCACGAATGGTTGACGATGCGATTCAGACTGTCGTCAACAGCGGAGTCAACGGTGTCATCTATGCAGGCGGCAAGACGACCCGTGCGTCTCTCGCGGCAGGAGACCTCTGCACGCAGACCGAGATGACCAAGGCGTACCGCAACCTGGCATCAGTCAACGCGGCAGGCCTTCGTCCGTTCGACGGCAAGTACTATGCCGCAGTCATCCATCCGCAGGTGGAAACCGACCTTCTGTCGAATACGTCCTCGGGCGGATTCATCGATGTCGGACGCTACACCTCGGTCGATGAGCTCCGTGCGGGCGCTCTCGGAGATTTCCGAGGCATCAGGTATCTGCGTTCGGCGTACGTGAACTACTTCAACTCGACGACCAACGTGTTCCCGACACTCGTAGTCGGCGACCAGTCGTTCGGTTGGGGCTACTTCCAGCCGCCTACTCCCATTCTGGTCACTACGCCGGATAGCAACAACCCTCTGAACCTCTTCACCTCGATCGGTGGGAAGGTGACTTTGGGCGCTACCCGTTTCGAGGACCAGCCTGGTGTGTATCGTATCTCGCGCGTTGAATCGGCAGTTTCGTCATAAACCTTTGCGGTTTGTCTTTGCCCTTACTATCGAGAGGGCAGGACACAAATCACAATGAGCACAACCGTATCCACAATCCTCGCGTATGCAGAGAACAAGACCCAGGCCGGGACTGGTACGATAAACAATACGACCTTGGGAGTTCCATTCCTTAACGACGCAGTGGTTGATTATCGGAAAGACCTCATCAAGAGGAATATAGACGCAGGCCAGATAAGCGAAGCATATGCGACGCCTAGCGCACCTCCGACAGGTCAGGGTTCGGTGTTCGCATTTCCCACTGATTATTTCTTCCTGAAGACCATCGAAGTCAATATGACCGACGGGCAGCAACAGGATTATATCCAGGCGCAGCCCTTGGATGCCGCGAATACTCCTGCAGGAACTTCATATGACTGGCTGAGGGTGAATCAGGACCCGAATAACCCGATGTTCGATGACAGGGGAAATGTATTCGAGATATTCCCTTCATTCGCTCACGCGACGAACTTCAACAACGCCCTGAAGATACTCTACTTCGTCCAGCCGACGGTATATGTGAATCTGAGCGATAGCATCGTATACCCCGACACGTTGGACTGGCAGGCGTTGGGGACGAGGGTCGCATCGCTGTATTATCAGTCACTTAATAAGTTCACAGAAGCGGATTATTGGGAGAAGAAATACGGAGCAAGGATAGAGAATATCATCGTCACTCAGGCACAAGGGTCGAAACAGCAGCTTCAGCCCCAAGGACTGGTCGGCGGGGCATCGAACGACGTTAACGGCTGGTGCCTATAAATCATGTCTATAGCAAATCTCACATGGACGAAGACAGGTTCGACATCTCCTACATGGACAAAGGAGAGCGCGGGATATCTGCTGTATAATGATCCGAATACGATATACGATGCTACGAACGTGACGTACGACGGGTTGTATAACCAAAATGCCACGTGGACAAAGACCTCTTCTACAAGCCCTGTATGGACTAAAAACTTCTGATGTCAAACTCTCTTTATCCATCTTCAATAGATTCTCCCCAAGACCCGACAGCAAGTCAGTTCTTGAATAATCCTTCCCATTCCGCGCAACATGGGCTGGAGAACGACGCCATCGTCGCATTGGAAACGAAGGTCGGAGTGGATAGCTCTGCAGTAACCACTACGATAGATTATCTGCTTAAAAGCACTTCTTCGATAGACCCAGGACACAAGCATTCATTTGCGTCGCTTACGGGATTCAGCGTAACCTCTCCTGCCACTGGGGATATATTGACTTATAATGGCAGCGTATTCGCCAATAAATCGGGGTTGTTCAAATATGGGGGGAACGGATCGAACGGCGCTCTGAATATATCTTCAGGAACGACTACGATAAATCTTGGCAATGCGGCGGTATTTGTCCTTAATTACACAAGTATTTCCATAACAGGAAGCGCTGTTCTGGCATTCTCGAATCCCAATACCAATGGGACTGTTGTCATCATAAAATCACAGGGAAATGTGACTATCACTTCCACTGCAACTGTTGCGGTCAATTGCAGCGGATTAGGAGGACAGCCAGGAGGCGTAGCGACGGCAGGAAATAATTCCGTGTGGTCGGGTCTTTTCATAGAGACTGGAGGAGGCGGCGGAACTGCCGGAGGATCATCGACCTCTCCCGCAGCGGCAGGCGGCACCATTTCTTCGACTACCACATATACCGCTCCGTCATTAGCGCTCCTAAAATATTCGCAGATATTCGTCGGGTCGGCAGGAGGAGGCGGCGCAGCAACCGGGAACGGCGGCGGAGCAGTTTCCACTGCATTTACTGGCGGAGCAGGCGGCGGAGCGCTTATAATCGAATGCGGCGGTGCATTTAACTTTGGGACTGGAGCAGTTATTAGCGTTGCGGGAGTAAATGGAGCTTCAGGAACAGCATCTGGGGGATCATCAGGCCACGCGGCAGTTGCTTCTGGTGCAGGCGGCGGCGGTGGCGGATATTGCCTCATATCCTACAATTCTCTCACCGCAAATAGCGGAACTATAACAATAACAGGCGGTACGGGAGGAACTTTTGCAGTTACAGGAAGCGGGGTGAATACCTGCAGTTCGGGAGGCGGCGGCGGGGCAGGTATAACTTCAGGTACTGCATCCTCAGCAGTCACTGGCGGAACTGGAGTGGCATCCTCTAATGGGGGAGCCGGAGCCAGTGGGTTCTCGATGATTTCTCAAAATTCTGAATACGCATAATATGGCCGCACAACCGAAAGACAATTTAAAGACTTTAGAGATAAACAAATTCGGAGGGAATCTGACCCGCTTTCGTGATGGGGATATAAACTCCGGAATGGCGAATTACTATACTTCGTGGGGATATGACACGTTTCAACGATCCGGTACGCTTTCGTTTGACCAAGCACCTTATTCCGTCGGTTCGGGAGTGATAACCGATTGTGTGATGGATATGAAAGTGCGCATCGAGAACAATAATATCTGCTATGTGTATGCGCTCGGAAGCACTGGAAGGATATATAAGATCCAGGTTAATAATCCAGGCGTCACTCCTGATTATGATAATGCCGTCCTTTTCTACACGCTTGTCAACAACCAGACATTTCATTATGGAGCATCCTTGAATATATTCAACCTAACAGGGAATGAAGGGATATACATAGGATGCGACCAAGGAGTGACTTCCCTCGCATGGGCAGGCGGATTCGGAAGCATTGCGTCTGAGACCGTCATCACGACGACTGCGGGGACTTGGACACCGACTGTTCCAAGACAGGGAATCCAATTCAATGGTAATGTATATTACACGAATGGATCGAACCTATGTATTATGACAGGAGCTGGAACCGTCAATGGACAGGCTTTGGCTACGGGCTTTCCTAACAATGTACAAGCCCGTTCCATATCCTCGACTGCCGACGGAAGATATATCGTCACTGCATGCGGACGCACCCCCTTGGGGGATATGCTGTCGGTTTCCCCCGATATAGGGAATATATGCGCAACCAATTCATCACTATATTACTGGAATGGAACCGATAATAACTACACTTCTTCGACGACTTTTCCTTCATTCACGATTTCAACTTATTATACTTTCTCATCGAACGAATATGTATTCGGGAATCAGATAGGAGGCCCGATGCTTGCATCGCCAACCTCGAATTCAGGCGGAGGAACAGTGCTCGAAGTCCTGGAATATGAGAATATTCCCCTTCCGAACGCTATAGGTTCATCGGGAGACTTTATGGGATGGGGTTCGACAGGATTTTCTCTTACGACGGGGCAATTATATGCCGTCTTGGACTTATACGGAACATTGGATCAGCATACTCCCGTCGGAATGTATCGGCAACTCGTCATGTATTCTTCTCTCACTGGAGGGGACGTGATACGGATACCTGCATATTCCGCGGTATCTTCCTGGAATTTCACCGGAATCACGCAGGGATATACTTCGATAGTCCCTTTTCAGAACGACGGAACGGGTAAGACATACTTTTCAACCATAGAATACAATGGTTCCACGACGAAATATGGATTCTATGCATTCAAGAATGTGCTCGATTTTCAACAGGCCGCAGGACCAGGAGTATATGAGACACAGCATCAGCCGTTCTCGAAGAAAGTAAAGATAACCGAGGTCAGAGTGTATCTAGAATATCCCGGTGCGGAAGTATCCTTGGTTGCGTTCACCATAGATCTTATAGCAATAGACGGAAGCGTCATTCCCGGGGGGAGCAATACCTTTTCCAGCTCGAATCAGCTCACTTCGACGGGGGATGTGGTAAAATACAATCCGAATCATGCTCCGCAGTCAACGATAGGCGTAAGGATAACTAATGTAGGAGCAGTGAGTCCGTTCATACACCGAATCGAATTAGACTGGGAGCCCATGGGTTCATAATCATATGGATCAGAAGACTATAGAAAGAATAATAGACATAAAGATCGCTTCGGCAAAGAGGAGCCTTTCCGCATTCCGAACTACGAGGAGATATGATCCTGTTACCGATATAAACTCTCCGATAACTGGTTCAAGCCAGCAGATAGGCTTCTTCAATACGCCGAAAGTTCCGCAGCCAGCGACGGGAGGAGCGGCATCATCATTTACGGCTAATTCAGGAACTGCCATAAATACCGCTTCGACGTTCGACGGATATACCATAGCCCAAGTCGTGAAGGCTCTCCGTAATCTAGGACTTCTTACATAATATGCCTCAAACTTTAACGCTTACATCCGGGGGAACGACATATACAGCGACGCCGAATGCCAATGTTACTGCCGCACAGCAAGCTGCAGCTCTCTCATCGGGCTGGTCTTCTACGGGAACAAACTCGTATTCGAATTCTTCAGGGGAAGTTCCCGCTATAGCAGGGCACACAGTGACCCCGGTGACTACCAGCCAGGTCAGCTCCGCAATTCCAAATCCCCCTCAAACTTCTCCCGGAACTTCAGGTTCCACAGCTCCGGTTACGGGAGAACCTGGAGGCTCTGGGATTGCGCCTCAACAGCCCGCTACGGCACAGGGGTTTCAGAATCCATCAGGAGTGAATAATAATCCAGCCGTTATAAATCCCAATTCGACTATAGCTTCGACGAATCCAGGATACGCGGCCACGGCATCCACCTATAACAATGCATTCAATGCAGTGACTTCTTCGGGACAAGCTGCTCCTGAAACGGGAGCCGATGCCCGTTCCGCTATCGGAGCGACTGTGGAATCTCAGGGTCAGGCGCAAGGCCCAGTCACTGAAGCGATCAATTCTGCAACACAGAATTACTTTCAGGCGCAGAATAATCTGACGAGCTATGAAAGCTCATTGCAGTCGCTGACCGCTCTTCAGTCAACTCTCGAGCAGGGTGCCGGAATACCCCAGGATCAGTTGAGCCTGATGAACATCCAAAATCTTATGAATGGACAGCAGACTGACATAGAGAACGAGCTTGCCTCATCGGGCGGCGGAGCAAGCGAAGGATATGTCGAAGGACTGACTACGACAAGGAATAAAGTCCTGTCCCAACAGGCCGCACAGATACAGAATCAGCTCTCATTCGCCCAGGACGAAGTGCAAAATCAGATGTCTGTCCAGGAATCCGACAGGCAACAGGCGGAGCAGCAGCTGACCGATAACATCACCCAGTCTCAAGGATATCTCAGTTTCTATCAGAATATGCAAACGCAGGCTACGGCTAATTATCAGAAGATAATCTCTTCATCGGCGAACGGATATTCCGCGCTTGTCCAGTCGATAGGAAACAATCCCGGCGCTTTGGCAGACGCTGAGAATTTTCTCAATCTTGCTCCTGGCACATTACAGAATCCCCAGACTGTCTCATCGCTTGATGCGGCGCAATATAAGCTTCAGTCGCTGAATGCGACCATAGCTAAGGATGCGATGCAGGGAGGGTATTATGATTCCAGGACTCTTGCAACTAATGCATCAGGAGCACAATCAGTTATTTCACAGTATATGAATCTTCCTGCGAATACCGTATTTGCTGCAGCGCAACCGATGCTTTCGCGAATTGAAGGCGCAGTACAGACGCCAGGCTCCGTTTCCGACAATGATCTCCTGGATGCGGTCATCCAGCTCGATTCGGGAGGAAATCAGGTCACCGAAGCACAAGTTCAGACAATAACTGGCGGACGTTCATATGCCGATAGTCTCGATGTCATAAAAAATGCCGCTGCCGCGCAGGGAGGAGTTCTGTCTGATTCCCAAAGACAGCAACTCATACAGATAGCAAATACGGTCTATGGAGAATACCAGACCGCGTATATTCCGGTTTATGATGGGGCCATAAATGCCCTCAATTCGAGCGGCTATAGTGATTATACTTCCGTCGTACCGGATCTTAACGCCTTGTCTTCGGTTGGTCCGACAGGAGCCGCCACAGCTCTTTCGACATACGGGCAATCTGTCACTATCGGAGGCCAATCATTCACAGTCGGACATCCATTCACGAATGCGAGCCTTCCTGGCGTCACGCTTACTCCGACTGCACAGGGAAACTTTAATGGGAGTGACGGGAACACATATGACGCTAACGGAGACGTAATCGGAAAATAACATGCCAACATCTAATTTTCTACAGGGAATGAAGCCGGTCAATCAGGATTCTGATTTTGTGCGTGCCCAGATGGGAACTTCCAGTGCCGCCCGTTCTACCGCATTCAAGGCGAACGGAAATACATGGCTGCAGAATATGCAGCCGATTCAGCAGCCTGCCGTGCCACAACAACAGCCTTACAGTCTTCCTGGAGAACAGACCGCTATTCAGACTGCAGAAGGAGTTGCCAAGGGAGTAGGATCGACCGCATCTGGTTTGGCTGATATAGGGAAAAAAATAACTACCGGGATAGGTTCCTTGTTCGGAGTAAAAGCTGCTCCTGATTTAGATCAGCAGCTTCAGAATGCGAGCCAGCCTGTAGGCACTGCACAAACGGTAGGATTTGGAGCCGAGAAAGTCGCTGAATTCTTCCTTCCAGAAGGGGCAGAAAGCCAGATATTCGATAAAGGGGCTTCGCTCATAGACCAACTGCCTGAAGCTCTAGGGCTTGAAGGAAAAGCAGCTACCGCAATAACTGGGACACTAAAGACTGCATTAAAATCCGCTATCACTGGAGCTTCCACTGCTACGGTTACTGCGGCACAGACGGGAGGAGATGAAGCGCAGACGAAATCTGCAGGATTGTTCGGAGCAATAGCAGGAGGGGCAGGACAAGCGCTGGAATCATTTGGAGGAGGATTGCTCAAGTCATTGCAAAAGTCGGATTTTAAGTTGACCCCGGCCGCCGAAGCCAAGGCTGCTCAAAAAGTCGAATCTGCCGCACAATTCATGGCTGATAACAAGATATTGGGAAGCAGTTCTAATAAATATTCCAAGCTGACGAATCTTACGCAGTCATTTGAAGATACACTTCAGAGTTCCCTTCCTGAAAAGCTTCAGATAAATAAAGATGCCATCGCATCATATGTGAATCAGAGCCTTGATTCGCTGAAGAGAACAGATCCCGCAGTCTATAACTCCGCAAGCAGAGATGCTAAGGAAGCTCTAGACCTCCTAGGTAGCAAGCCTGGTACGTCAATCGACATAGGAGAGGCGTTGGATGGCAAGCGCTCCTATGGAAAAGTCGCATTCAAACAGTCAAAAGTATTTGATCCCAAAGTCACTTCAATAGGATCGTATGCTGTAGAACAAGGATATCAGAAGGCAATTGAAGATGTCGCAGGTTCAACCAATGTTCCTATACATATACCTCCTGAACTACAAGGATATTTTGGAGGAAATGAATCGGTTTCCTTGCCCGAGTTCAATAAGGTATATAGCAATGCCATATCTGCCAAAAATCTCACCAATATAGCTCAATTCAGAAAAGATAGCGGTATCGTAGGAAGACTATTCGGAATATCGTCTGGCGGAGCATTAGGACAGATGATAATGCCGGGCTTAGGAGGAAAAGTTATAGGAGGAGCAGCAGGTGAGATAGCATCGACCAAGCTCCCGGGTCTTGCTAGGAATCTCGCGGAGAGGGCCTTATCTTCAGGAGGAATCGCTCCTATCGCAACCAAAGTGGGTCTTGGAATCAACGCTGCTACCTCGAATCCACAGCAACAGCAGTGATGCAGATGAGGACGATTATGACAGAGTATATCATACATGAACATTACCACAGATAAAAATAATAAGCAAGGTCTTGTCGGATATGACTTCCACGGGACTTTAAACTCTGGAATCGCTCCTGAAAAGGATGCTGTGGTAATTTCTGGCGCAAAAGAAGGTCAAACAAAGGATATACAGCTATATCTAAAGAAGATAGGTAGAGAAGACATGAGGATATATGCGCTTCCTTCTGATGAAAATGATTCTACTTCTGGCATCGCACGATGGAAGTCAAAAATAATCAAGGAACTGGGCATAAAGACATATTATGACGAACATGAAGGGGAAATAGCGATACTAAGGAAGCTCAATCCTGATTTGAATATAATCGAAGTCCCCGTTTACCATTGGGTGACTTTCTCGATGGGATGGGATGGAATGCCGATAGCATATCATCTCCAAAATGAAGGCACTGATTCGGTTGTCGGTATGATCCAATCAAAAAAAGAGATAGATCAGGAAGACGATGAGGAACCGGAAGATAAGGAGCAAAGGATATCGCAATATGACGGAATGATAAAAAAATATCCTGCGGCAAAGCTGGTAAAGGCATTGAAAGAGATAGATAACAAGGATGATTATTTCATCTTCTTCGACCAGAACAACCTATATCCGTATGCGGAAGAATTGCTCAAAGCGGGGTTCACCAAAGGACTATTCCCTTTGAAGGATGACTTCGATTTTGAAAAGGACAGGGAACGGGCAATGGACTTCGTTCAGGAGAACTATCCCGATGTAAAGATAATCCCCTACCAGATAGCCAAGACAGTCGAAGAGGCAAAGAAAATGGCCGAGGAATCCGATGTTCCCATGGTCCTTCAGAGCAAAGGGGATTTTGTCTCTACGATATGCCCTCCCGATGATTTAGAGATAAACAAGAAGCAGATCATGGATGCATTGGACAAGCATGCTTCCGATTATGCGAAAGGGGAGATAGTCTTGAAGGAAAAATTGATAAAGCCCATTGAGATAACCCCTCAAATCGTGTTTTGGAACGGGGAACCCGTGTATACTACGCTTGATTTGGAAACGAAGAATATAGGGGACGGAGAGAATAACGGGAATCAGGTCGGATGCGGGACAAATCTCATTATCAAGACCGGATTTGAAGACAGGATAAACAAGATAGCGTTTCCTCCGAAGATACATCACATGGCAAAGAAACGAAATGGATTCTTCATCTGGGATATTTCTCTTTACATAACCGAAAAAGGGATATTCTTCGGCGAGTTCTGTTCGAATCGCCTCGGATACGACGCGTCTTTGACGGAAATGAGTATGTCAGGAGGAGCCTTGGCGTATTTCTCCAAGATTATGAGGGGAGAAAATCCTCTGGTTCAGGATTTCGGATTCTCAATACGGACGTTCAATCTGAATCGTCAGAAAGACATAGAGATATCGACCGAATCAAATGAAGAGACTTGGCTTTATGAGACAAAGAAAGACGGGGATAGGATGGTATCCTTGGGATGCGCATGGGATTTAGGAGTCGTCACTGGAACAGGTGACACTCCCAAGCAAGCCATAGATTCGGCATATTCGAATTACGAAAGCCTCTCATTCAAGGAGAAATATGCCCGTTCTAAGACGGATGCATTATCCGATTTTCCAACGTCAGTAGTCAACAGATACAAGATGACCAATGGTGTATATTATGACGCTCCTGATTTCGAGGATACTGACGAGTCGAGGAATACATATCACGAGAAAGTATCCATCCAGTCGTCGGAAATGCAGAGGACGTACGAAGGATTGATTGATAGAATGAAGCAAGACCATTCCAAGGAGATGGATTCGATCCGCGAAGAGATAAAACAGATAATCAATGGCTAGCAGCATCCTACAAAAAAGAAAAGCGGCAAATCTCCTTAAAAAGATAGGAGGTTCGAGCGATTTCGACTTCTCCGTAGTCGACGGTATTTTGGACGAAGTAGAAATGCTGAACGGGAAGATTCCCAAGGCTCCTGATCTGAAACCTCTCCATGATCGAACAGAGGAATTATCATCAAAGATAGGGGACCACACTTTGGCGATAAACTTTGTTTTGAAGGAGCTTGATAAGCTCAATAAGAGCATTCAAGACAGCGGATCAGAGGCATCTTCTTATAAAAAGAACCAAGAGAAGATAATAAATCAGATCAAGGATGAACTCTTGCAGGAGATAGCATCCTTAAAAAGGGGATACCAAAATAACCGAGGAGGCTCCATGCCCCGTCAGTGGCAGATAAACGGTACGACGATAATGACGAGATATGCCGATGTGAACTTCATCACATCGGGTTGGTCAGCTGCGAATAATGACACCTTTAAGAGGACTGATATAACAGTAAGCGGCGGTTCAGGTTCAGGATTCCAGCTTCCCCTGACAGGTATTGTGAACGGAGTGAATCAGACATTCACATGGGTGACTACTCCCAGTGCAATCGTAGTCGACGGGGCGACTATCCAAAAGACAGAGCAGGGAGGCACGACAAATTGGACCGGAACCACGAGCACCATATTATCAGTAGCGCCTAATCAGAGCATATTTGCAGTAGCATGAGAACCATAACCAAAATCATTATAGGGATAGTGGGAGTCTTGGGAATATGCTCCATTCCCGCCATAGCATTTGGAACCGTTGCGACTTGGGTTGCTACCTCCACAAACCCAGGCTATATTTCCCCGAATCCTATCAATGGATTCATAGACAACATCCAGGCTCCCTACTATGTCGCCACCTCCACTACTGCGACGAGCACGTTTGTAGGGCCGCTTCAAGCGAAAAGTCTAAAAGCTCCGCTAGGGTTAGCCACCGTCGAAAGTGCATTGTTCAACACTAACTTTAAAGGAGCAACAAGATTAAAGGTAGTGGGAAAGTATGCCTACATGACTTCTGATAGCGAACTGTACTCAGGGCCTCACGCCAGTTCCACTTTGAGCGTAATAGACATATCAGATCCGGGAAATCCTATCCTAGTGGGACAGATAAGCAGTTCAACCATACTCTACGGAGCGGAAGGCATAGATGTCCAAGGAAAATATGCGTATGTGACATCCCTTTTTTCAAATACATTTTCGGTCATCGACATATCGAATCCTTCATCTCCAGTGATTGTGGGGTCTGTCACTGCTCCTATAAGCATAATGGACGAACCTGAGGACGTTCAGGTTGTCGGGAATTATGCCTATGTCACTAATATAGCCCCGTCAGGTCTAGGAACATGGGCAATGGATGTCATCGACATATCGAATCCTGCAAATCCGCAGATAGTCTCTAAGATAAATACAGGAGGTGCGGATCCTATAAGGATAAAAGTGGTAGGAAATTACGCCTATATGTCTGGCAATTCCAGCGGGACACTGCAGATAATAAATATATCCAATCCGCTTGCTCCGTTCGTTGTATACGATGGAGGCTCTATCTATTATTTCGGTCTTGATATTCAAGGTAAATATCTTTACTCTTCAAATGACCAGAGCGACACAATAGCTGTCACCGATATATCAAATCCGACTAATCCCGTCCTGGTAAATCAGATTACTATTGGAGGGATGAGTCCATCGGTCGTCAAAGTCTTCGGAAATTACATGTACATAACCGATACGGATAACTTCGGACCGACTACTCATAATTCATTTTATACATTTTCTCTTGCGAGCACGACAGATCCCGTCCTCGTCGGTTCAACGACTGATTCGGTAAATCTTAATTTCCCAGATGACATTGGAGTATCGGGAAACCACGCATATGTGACCACCTTTGGAGGCGGAAGTCTCACCGTGATGAACATTCCTGGGATTTCTTCTCCCGGGATTTCCGTAGGAAGCATATCTACGGGAAACGAAGACATATACGGAAGACTGAATGCGGATAGCATCCAAGCGAACACATCAATTCAAGTCGGGCCGGGAGGCATATTCTCACAAGGTCAATCGGTCTCATCCGCAACCACAACAGCTCCCGTATTCAACGCAACCTCTACCACCTCAA